AGGCCGTGACCTCTCGCTCACTCTTTTGGATACAGCTATCCAGAAGGTGCGGGAAAATGGTGGTGAGCCAAAGCTCATCCTCATGGGACATGACCAGTATTTCAAGTTGGAACGTTTGTTGAACTCCAACCAACGTTACATGGGACAGGAAGAATATCAGGTTGGTGTTGGCTCTGAGCGAACATTCCCTGGTACTCGTACTGGATTGATTTTGGCTACCTATATGGGTATCCCAATCCTACCTGATGCCGATGTGCCAAAGTCTGTGGCAACTAACGATGCCGTTTTGGGTTCTAACATTTACGTGTTGGATACCGATTATCTTGAAATGGCTATTGCTCAACCTACTCAATATATTGAGAATCGTGATTACTTCGCTGCGAACCAGCTAGTGGTTCGTGGATTGCTGTACACGATGGGTGAGCTTCGTTGCAAAAACATGTGGGTTCAAGCCAAAATCGCTGACTTGAATTCGTAAGTAATTCAGGAGGTGAGGGGGGAACTCCTCACCTCCTTTTAACTAGCCTATGGACTGAACATTTAAGGAGATAATAATTATGGCTCTTACACTAACTGTTCCTGGAAATGCATCTGATGTGGCAGGTGTCCCTGGCAATAATAAATACGTAATTAAAACCGCTACCTTTGACGCTAGTTATGCTACAGGTGGTGAGGAACTAACGGCTACTACACTGGGATTTGAATCCCTTCATATCGTGTTGCTGTCAGTAGAAAACAGTGGTTACGTGGCTCAGTATGACTACACTAACTCTAAAATAGCTTTGTATGAAGCTGGTGCCGATGCCGCTATTTTGGATGAGGTTGATTCTGCAACTGATGTTTCAGCCGTTGTTGTTCGTGTCTTGGCATTCGGTAGATAATGCTTTATGGCATTCAACACTAATACGGACTTAGACATTAAGTTAGCCGTGTATATGGAACGACTTGACAGCTATATTGAAAGTCAGACTAAGTTGAATGAGCAGATGTGTTCTAAGCTTGAACGTTTAGATACTACTATAGATGAGATATACGACTGGAAAAGTAAATTAACGGGGATGAAATCAGCCTACCTTGGAGTAGGATTATTATTTGTTCACACCATCGCTGTCATGGGAGGGCTAACGGTACTATTCAAATGGTTTCTTTCAGGAGATAAATAAATATGGCAAATGATAGAGCGGATGAATGGGCTTCTTGGGAAGTTGACCCAAGCACTAGAACAAGTGTACATGCTTTTACAAAGTATGCACCTATTACGGCAACCTTATCAACCACGGCATCAGATGTATTTACTGTAGACAGAGGGATGCCTTCTGTCAATATGGTACATAACCCATCTATTGAACTTAATGCTTTGACTGAATTTACTGCTTCTGGAGCAGCCATCTCTCAGAGTAGCGCACAAGCAGCTACTGGAACATACTCTTTGTTAGTTAACCCAGCAAACGCTGCTGTGGGAGAAGGGTTTTATTATACCACTTCTACTGTAGTTGGTCACCCTGAAGGCTCAGTTCTAACTGCTAGTGTTGAGGTTAGGGGAGCATCAGCTTCAGGTGATGTGAAACTTTCTATTCAAGATAGTGATGGAGTGGAATTACTTGCTTCGGCAACCCATAGTTTGACTACTGGTTTCGTAAGGCTGTTGATTCAACATCCTGTAACTAGGCCACCAGCTTCCTATAGAATTGCTGTTGTTTCAGTTACTCAACATAACATAGATTTCTATGTTGATAAAGTACATGTAGAACTACGTAAAGATAGTAGTATAGCTACTTATGTTGATGGAGCACAAGGTGTAAACTACGAATGGATAGGAACGGCTAATGCATCAGAGTCCAAACGTCGGGCAGGGATGTCCGTTATTAGAGGTCTTAGACTAAAGAATGACCATGCTAGTATTAATGTTTACGTAGCTTTTGACCAAACTGCTTCTGCAACCACTGGTTTTGTGATTGCACCTGGCGAGGTTTTTGAAACCTCTTGGCCTATAGACTTTAGAACAAAAATTTCTGCGGTAGCTGCATCAGGAACTCCCGCAATACATGGAGTAGTATGGGGAATACACCAGGGTTAGACAACTTCATAGATTATTCCTTTGGTAAGATTCCTACTCCTGAATCTTGGAAGCCAGCATTAGATACTCTTGTAACGTCTGATGGTGAGTTGTGCTTACTTGAAAAACAGGTAGGCCCAACCACAGTTCAAGATATATCTGGTGCCCTGGATGAATACGTAAGACTGTTTAAAGCAGGCATTGCATCTAGTGCTGAAATCCTCACCTTGTCTAGGGCTTTCCCTGATGTTGAGGATTTCTCACAAGCAGCTGCTCGTATAGAAGAACTCCCTGTAGTAGTAGGAGGCCCAGCCTCTGTTGAAATGATTGACAGAGAAGGTCACTTGATTACTACTAATGCCTTAACTAAAGCGTTTGATAAGTACATGGCTAATTTCCGTACACGGAATGCAATGGTACTTCATTCAGATGTTCAAGTAGGATGGGCTTTACCTGCATACATTTCTGCGGGTGGTCAAATCTTTAAGTCAGGTGTGGGAGAAAATGGCCTCTTCTTTATTACTGAAGTACGGGACGATACCCGTATAGCTAAACGAGTAATCGAACAGATAAATGAGGGGAAACTTAAGAGTTATTCCATTGCTGGTTCTGCTCTTAAGGTACAGAATATGCAGAAAGGGTTACAACCCTTCATGCAGGTTGATGAAATGGAATTAGCTGAAGTTACTGTATGTGAGAAGGGAGTAAATCAAGGAGCTAACTTCGACCTACTTAAGGGAATGTACATAGAACCCCGTAGTAAGAGTTGTATTGATGGTAGCTGTCTCATACAGAAAGAGGAATGTGATGGCACCTGTGGTTCACAGATTACTGTTCTTGTGAAAGAAGATGGTGGTCACCCACTAGATATGCAGACTGGTACACAAACTGGAAAGCTTGGGAAAGAGCAAGTTCAATACAGAGATGCTTCTGAACCAGAGAAGAATGCTGGTATCATGTGTGGCACTTGTAAATATTATAACCCTGGAATGAGTGACTGTGACGTAGTGAACGGAATGATTATGCCAAGTGACTGGTGTTCCGTGTTCGCTCCCATAGATGATTCACCTGTCCTAGAGAATGAGAATAATGTTAGAGAAATTATGGTACTCAGTGATGATGGTAGCATAGACTTCTCTAAGTCTTTTGGGAATTGGCTAGAGAAACTTTCATACAGTGTTGACCTAGGGGATACTAATATGAATGGCCCCTCTGAGTTAGACCTAAAACATCCTGGGTGGCGGCGGAATCCTGAGAAATACAAAGAGGAGTTAAAACGTATGGACGTACAAAAAGCTACTGACCACACCCGCCCCAAAAAACAGAAGGGAACTGCGGCTATCTATAAAGCCTTTGGAATCGGAATCATTAAAGAAGAAGACCCCTTTTCCCCAGGCCACTCCGTCTCCACTCTGAATAATGAGGGGGGGAGAGAGGCAGAACACCATGCCCTACTACGGGAGCAGGGGTTCCCCTCTGAGGTTCCGCCCGAAGCAGCCAGGTATGTGCCCGTCATTGAAACAGAAACCGATGATTGTGGTATACCCATCAATGTGAAACCACCGTGGACGGTAAATGAGGCAGGCCAACATCTGGGTGATAACCACTCAGAGGATGCTCTTGTCAAACAATTCTTCATGTGGATGGATAAGCAAACGTAACAAAAAATTTAGTGCGAATGTGGTATACTTAAGGGGTAGCTTTTTTCGGCTACCTCTTTTTTTTGGGTATAATAGAGTAAGGAGGTGAGAGTTATGCAGTTAAAATTGTGGCCCAAAGACCCTGATTGTTCATGTGAAGAATGTACATGTGACCAGTCACAATTTGGAGTAAAGCGTGAATGTGATTGTATGGTGTGTGACTGTGATAAGTGTCATCCATCAGAGTGTTTCTGTAAAGATAATACTCAGTCCTTAAAAGGTCTATGCGAATGTGAACCATTGTGTTCATGTAAATGTGAAGAATGTGAATGTCTTTATAAAGACATGGAGTATCTATCAGTCACACCATAGTGTGAATTAGTTTTAGGAGGGTTGTATTGTTATGGAGGTTCTTGTATCGGCGGTGGAATGTCTTGGAGCATGTGTGAAGGAGCTATGTTGTGGAGCCAAGAAAGGTTCTCTTTCTATGGCACAGGTTAAGTATAGTATGCATAATAAAACACTGCCCACATCTAGGTCAGACTGGGAGAAGTATTTTAATGAGGGTGGGGAGTTGTGAGAAAAAGTTGGGTGAAATGTCCAGGGTGTAATAGAAAACTACATGCTAAGACTACCAAAGCTAGTACAACAGGAGGTATTATAGCATTGGATATTAAATTGTTGGATATAAACTCTAAGTAATAGGGGGTGATCCTCATCTACAACTGCGCCGTGACCGATACTATCACGGCGTTTGTTGTTTTGTTTGAACGTTTTGTGTTATAATAGTTTACGAAGTTAAAAAAGTTTGGGGGCAAAATGTATAGATACGCTCAACGTATGAAAGAGGCAACCCTTAAGTCATACATGAAGAAGCTCATGACAAGAGACAGTCTGAAAGATTTCCTAGGTGACAATTCTTCTAACGGATTAGATGCACCAGTTATCTACGTAGTCCCGTCGTGTGGCCCACTAATAGCAGGACAAACATTTGGTAAGAAGTTAGTAGAGATATCTTCTTGGGTGTTAGTGGATGATGAGGCTACAGAAGCTGTGCTTAGACATGAGTTAGCTCATGCAGTAAAGGTTCATTGTAACCTTCAAGGTGCTGCTCATGGTGCAGGATTCACATCATCTTTAAAGAGTGTGTCTCCAAGAAAGTGGCGTACAGATAAATACTGGTGGCCTACTCCTGCAATAGAGGAAGCTAGGCTTAAGATACATACAAAGTCAAAGTCAATATTAAATAGAGTGGGGTGAACTTTTGGTAGTAGAAGATAGTACAAAGTTTCTGAGGGTCTTGTTATTTCTAGGGTTTCTTGCAGTATGCTTTGGCTAACCTTAATAGGGTTTTACAGTAAGAATGGTATAATATATAGTAGTTAAGGTAAAGCATTAAACTTTACGGTATTCGTTATAAAGTAAGGAGTAGATATGGATTCAGCAACTTTACATGAGAAAATCCTATATCCCGTAGTTAGGGTACGGGCGGGTCAAGCTGGTGGTAGTGGTGTATTAATCTACAGCGAACCTGATCCTAAAGATGAATCTAAATTTATTAACATCCTGTTAACATGTCAGCATGTTATTGATGGTGCTATTAAAATTAGAGATGAGTGGGATGCTATCCTTAAACGTGAAGTTAAACGAGATGTACTGGATGAAGTAGTTATTGAAGTCTTTGATTATGATGGTAGTAAAGTTGTATCAGCTAACTCAACCACAGGTCAAATTATAGCATACGATAAGCATCATGATTTGGCAGCAGTAAAACTAAATAGTAATACCAGACCACTGGCTCACGTAGCATCAGTTATTCCTAGAGAACAAATTGACTGCCTACAATTGTTTGACCCAGTATGGGTAAGCGGATGTTCTCTCTTGCATGACCCCTTCCCTAACCCTGGTACGATTACTTATCTTAGAGAAGTCATTGACCAGAAAGCATACTTGATGCAGAATGCTTCTAGTATCTTTGGTAATTCAGGTGGTGGTTTGTTTCAAGGTAGTGGTGAAGAGTTCAACTTGCTAGGGCTTACTAGTAGAGTAACAATTACCCAGCTAGGTTTTGGACTTGATGTCCAAACATGGATGGGATTTAGTACACACCCAGATAGGTTGTATGAATTCTTTGACCATCAAGAACTACAGTTCTTGTATGATAAGAATGATGATTATTATTCAGCCTTGACTCGTAGAGAAGGAAGACGTAAGGATGCCTTGCGTAGCATCCTCCTAGATACCCAAGGGGTTACAAATGAGTAATAGATATAGAATCAGGAAGTTGACTAAAGACCATTGGTATAATAGGGGGCATAGCCATCCTTGCTGTGATTCCCTTGATGCTAATCAAGAACTTCAAGCTCCGTACCATCATGTTAATGAACATGGTGGTACGGATACTACAGTAGATACCTACTATTGTCCAAGGGGACATGAGTTTCAATCTTCTAATCCTTTAGTGATTGCTGTTGAAAGTAATCCTGACTATAACAGTGGGCCTGTATGTAGTTTCTGTTTAGTAGATTGGTATCGTAATAATGTTAATGCTGAGTTGAAAAGCTGATGGGTAAATGGTTAGACAGAGAAAGGAAAAAACTTAAGAAGACTGTTGCACGGAAGATTGATTCTTCCTATACAGAACGAGGACAAGGTAAGGACTCAGCCCAAAAGAAAAAGGATGACCAATTCCGCAAGAGTTTATCTGAGTGGGGTGATGAACTAATGGAAATGCTAAACAATTAAATATGAAAATACTACAGAGGTTCATTTGTTTATTCAGAGGACATAAGTTTTCAGTCTTATACATACTTAGAGGACAAGTATGTATTGAATGTATATGCTGTTCAGTTAGGAGGATATTAAAATATGACGTTACAAAATGATGAAGAAGCATTTGATACTGTGCTCAAGCCACTATATTTAACTCGTAGTGAAGCACTATATCTAGATGATAGTATGACTATGATGTTAGAATCTGCTGAAGGTGCAATACCTTTTGCTACTATGAGGCCAATGGCTCCAAGCCTCTGTGTGCCTGCTCCTGTTGATTTAATTGAAAAGATTGCCAATGCGGTTCTCCATACATTAGACCCAGAGAATGACGGTGAGGACGCTCGTATTCATGTCAATGATGGTGACCTCTATTGTCTAAGGGAAGTAGCTCAAAGTTACATTATGGTAGGGACTGAACCCGTGGGATTTAATCTTAAGAAGAAAATATTTATTGCTCTGTATGGAGCTGAATATTTTATGGGACGACAGTTAGGAGATGTATTGGATTCCTTTACTCCATTCACTAAGGATACCCCTACATCAGTATCTCTTGGTGGAGAAGAAGATTTTTAAGTACAGTTGAATACTTGTTTAGTATGCAATAAATCAGCAACTAGGGAACAGACACTCTATCCTATTGAAACAGTGATGGATACTACAATACCTTTACTAGGTATTATAGTAAGTCTACATGGATGGGTGGCCCATTCAGATTGCATGTTTCGTTTGCTCCTTCATCCTAGTAGGGAGTTCTTGAAAGGACTCTGTGCAATAAATGCTTTTTATATACATAGTGAATGTGAAGACGCTAGGGTATCTTGTGTGGAATGCCAGAGCCTCATATCAGAATCACTAGGTATATCACTAGGAATCTTTAAGATGTTAAAAGCATACATACTAAGAGTGGAAAGAGGTTTGGAATATATATATGAATTTGACTAAGCAGAAACAATAGGTTGGAAACAATCTTGTTTGTTCCTATTAATGATATACCTACTTGGTACTCCAAGGAAACTATTACTAATGTAAGAGGAAGGTTCTTTTTGTACCGACACAAACTGTCTCTTTATCTTACCGATACAGTAGAGAAAAAAGTAATGATGTTCCCCTTCCTGTTTAATCTTTACAAGTGGTTTGAATGGAAGTGGGGCTACGTTACACGATTCTCACACATAACAAACATAGAGGAGGAAAGATGATATACAAAGTTATTCATAATGGACAGGAAGCATCCTGTAATGCTAAGAATTCTAGGTCTGCATCAGAACAACTACAATGGCTTATGGAAAACAAGAAGTGTTTCTGTAGAAACTGTAGGCAAAAGTACACCAAAGAATTTGGCATAACACTATCAGGAGATAACTATAATGAAACGTGTATGGCTAATGTTGATATTCGTTTAGTATAAATACGGGCTTGACTTGGCTTGACCTAAATAGTGGGGGGGTTACTTTGTGAACCCCCCCACTATTTTTACTTGGTGGGTTTGGGTTATAATAATATATTCTAAGGAGTACAATGCGAAACTATAAGAAAGAGCGGACTAATGATGTCAAGGGTAGCTATCGAAATATCCTCAACTTAGACCTCAGTATGGAGAGCATCATAGTTGGAGAACGGTGGTATCCTGAAGCACATGAGGTTGCTATTAGTTTAGGCAAGCTAGCTGGATATAGAGGAGACGTTGGACGAGTTCAGGTAGGGGCTGGTATACTAGCAGCTCTATCTCCACAAACAGAATGGGGAGATAATATACACATGGCTCACATGTTAATAGGTATGGGTCATGCTACAGGTCAGACTACCATTAACAATACTAAAGCTCTCCGTATTCTAGATGGAGAACACCCACTAGAAGTATTGAAAGGACGTAAGGTTGTTCCTTTCTATAAAGCTATAGTTGAACCTGATGGTGATAACCATCCAGTAGTAGACCGACATGCTTCCGCAGTTTATATGGGTAGGTCACTTGCAGAACGGGAGTTAAATCAATTGCAATCTCCTGTAATATACAAGAGGATATCAGGAGCATACATCAGAGCAGCAAAGCTAAGGGGCGTTCATCCTAACGTGTTGCAAGCTCAGACATGGTTGCAATGGAGAATGGATAAGGGTATAAGCCGACAAGTAGGAGTACGAACCTAATGGTAAACACCAAAGACCTAAGTAACACCAGCCATAAAGCATTCATCCAATCTTTAAGGGGCAACTTCATAGTTGCCAAAGCTTTGTACATAGCGTATACTTATTTGGATGATGAAACTGATATAACCAAACGACAAGATAGTGACATTTCAGATATGATGTCTATCTTAGAGGAGAGTTTTCCAGGATTTCTAGGGTCGTTTAAAGAATGTGAGCAGAGAGGTATACAAATTTAATGAGCCGAAAGAAGTATATACTTAGTGGTAAACCCAAGATGAATAGAGCTAATGAATCAGGTTGTGTTCAGATACCCAGTAAGGGAGGTCTACTGCAAAGACCTTCTGACCACAACTTGGAGTTTAGCCAGGTTAAACAATTAGACCCAGCACAAGTAAAGACTTCTCGTATTTCTTCTGAAGAACGGAGAAGAATTCTTGCCCAAGAAAATGCTAACACAAGAAGATAAGGAGATAGAATAAATTATGGCAGCTAACATATTTGGTGACAGGTTCTTTGGTCGTAGGACTCCAGCATGGCATAGGGTTGGTACTGTTATGGATAAAGACATGACTGCTACAGAAGCCATGAAGATTTCTAAGATTGGCTTCCCAGTTAGGAAGCTTCCTGCTTTCATTCAGCTAGAGGATGGTCAGCTAATAGAATCAGGACACTATGGTGTAGTCCGTAATCCTACAGATGATGACCCACAAGATAGGGTTCTATCAATGGTTGGTAAAGAGTGGACACCTATTCAAGCTTGGGAGCTTGCTAAGATGTTAGACCCAATCTCTGAAAAGTATCCTGTAGAAACTATGGGAGCATTGGGTCATGGAGAAAAGATATTCATGACCTTGGATGCTGGAGAGGGAGTCATAGCCGGTGAAGACCACCATATGTATTACCTAGTTACAGACCATCGTGATGGTATGGGAGCATTGTCTATAGCCTTCACTCCAGTAAGGGTAGTATGTCAGAACACACTGACTACTGGACTAGCTTCTGCTAGAGTATCTGTAAACCTAAAGCACAACCGTAACATCCATCAGGATACTCAATGGTATGTTTATCTCTTTAACAACATGCTTCAAGCTAAAGAAAAGGTAGTGCCTGTCATGAACTCCTTGGCACAGTATAGGATAGATGATACAGAAGCTAAATCAATTATTGATTCAGCTTACCCTGAAGCATCTAAACCTCGTAGGCTTACCCTATCACAGGACATTACTCCTGATGATGTGAGTAAAGATGTTTGGATGTCCATTCTAAATGACAAGACACACTATCAAGATGAGTATACCAAGAGAGTTGATAGGATTGAAGCCATCCGTAATGGAGCATGGGAGCGGTATCAATTCTTTAATGATAAGAATAACCAACTTGCTAATACTCCTTGGGGTGCATGGCAAGCTGTAGTAGAGACTGAAGATTTCCGTAAAGGACATTCCAATTCTGCTACTGCTATCTTTGGACAGAGGGCAGAGGCTAAGAGCAGAGCATTTAAGACTGCTTTAGCTCTGTGCAAATAGGTGGGTAGAAGAAAAGGTTCTAAGAATAAACCCAAGGAGGGACAAGATGCTTTCCAGTTACGAAAGACTACTGATAGTATCAGCAGGGATGCTGATGCTATTGGTATCTCTATACTTGATTTAACTGAAGCGGTAAAGAAAAGAGAAATACCAACACTTAAATATAGTAGTGAAGCTAACAGGACTAAGGGTGTAGAGAAGAGACTTGCATCCTTAGTCTCTAGGCATAGAAGTTTCTTCTTAGAAACAGATGTTCTTGTAGAACAAGTTGAATACTTTGTAGACAGTGGGGGCTGGGCATTCTCTAATAAGGAGAATGGATATGATATATTAATATGTCATGTTAAGAATCTATTGAAGTTTCTTGGTGGCCCATATCCTATTGGAGAACAGAAGAAGAGAAGTTACCAACGACATCAAGTAAGAAGAGGTATCAAGATTGGCTAAGAATACAACCCATAAAAAAGATAAGGTTGCCTATAGACCTTGGAGGTCAAAGATGATTGAGTTCAATAGTTGCTACAGTTGTGGTATTAAAATACAGGATACTGAACAGAAGTTCTGTCAGCCATGTATGCAGAAGTTAAACAAAGGATATGATTTGTGGTAAGGAGATTTAAATGTGCTAACAATATTAAGTTCCCTGAATATAATCTAGTACAACAGTGTGGACTAATGATTAATTTCAAAGTCCAGTACTGTAACAAACAAGACTGTAAAAACCTTGACTAATTTCAAAGGTATATGGTATACTTTAACCAGTTCAAATAATAAGATAGGAGTTATAGAAATGACTACAGCATCTCAGATTCAGGATTTGTTGGGCCTCGTAGAAAGTGCAAAGTCAGACGCGGAGTCAACTAAGGGTGACATTGAGGAGAAGACTCAGAGACTTGAAGAAATGGATACAATTCTAGACGAGAACATAGGAAGAGTTGATGAGTTTATCATGCAACTTGAAGAGCTTAGTGATGTGATTGAAACTCTAGAACAAACAGTATCAGAGTATGAAAGTGAGTTCTAACAATATGTATTACTGTTATATATGTGAGTTTGAAAATGATGACTATGATTATTTTACTACCATGACTATAGATTGGAACAGTGAGTTGGTCTGTATGGGATGTGAAGAACAATATCATAGACATTCAGAGACAGTAGATGAGGGAGAGTTACTATAATGATTAGTACTTTAACAGAGAAGATAGCGTGGCATTTATATGGTAGGTCTGCACAAGTATCTATTGAGATGCAACACTGTGTTAAATGTGGAGATGAAGCGTTCATCTTTATTGATGAACCCAGTCGAAAAGAATATATGATTAGTGGATACTGTCAGGATTGTCAGGATAGTATTATGGTTGAGGTAGATTACGATGACGTTAATGATTAATGAAATACCAGATATGGAACCGAAGGATGTAACATCAATATTGTTTGAGGATTACCTTTCACTATGTGAGTCAGTACGAATACTACGGTCTGTTAATAGTAATCTAACCTTGCAGTTAACTACTGCAAGGGATAAGGTGGAAGAACTAGAGAATAGATTTGGGGGGTTTAATAATGATTAGAACAATACCAACACCATTGATACAAGTATGGATGGTAGTAACCAATGGACTAATTGCTACAGGAGTATGGCTGTCGTGGTTACTATAGAAGAAGAGAAGAAATATTCTTTAGCCTTTGTCATGTTGAAACATAACCAACAATGGGATAGGGAGGGAGATATACCCTATTCTGATACTATATACAAGATGATTGATGATGTGATAGAATACGAACTAGACAAGATAAGCACACCAGAATTGGAAGAGTTCTTTAGAGATGCTATGCAGAGATACTACGAAGATAAGCGTAATGCTGTAGAGTTTAACGATGCTTGGATGACTTATAGGAGTGGAAGAAAACCCCGTGGATAGACTATGAAATATGATTTTTATATACAAGAGCTTGATGCTCGTACAGCAGTAGACTTCATTCAAGCTAGGCATTACTCCAAGGTAATGCCTAGGCTAACTAAACATTACCTTGGTATTTATGATGGGGATATATTAGCTGGAGTATTAACACTAGGTTGGGGAACCCAACCTTACAATACTATACATAAACTATTCCCATCGTTGGAGAGTAAAGATTATTATGAGATTGGTAAGATGTGTATGGATGATGAGTATCCGAGAAACTCAGAGACTCAGATGTTATCCAAAGTTTTTAAGTGGTTCAAACTTAACTGTCCTGAAAAGAAGTTTCTATATACCTGGGCTGATGGGATTGTAGGGAAGGCAGGGTATGTATATCAAGCATTCAATT